TCGCAAATCTTCTTCCAAATCTGGTCATGTGCAATCAGGCGATCGCGAGACTTCAGCAGTGGAAAAAATGCCTTGTACTCATCCAACTCCAGCAGTTCAAAGAACTTGTACAAGATGTACGAATAACTCAGGAAGTTGGTGCGATCGTCGGGACAGTAGAGTAGGAAGGGTGCCTGAATTTCCTGAAACATTGCTCGAATTTTCTCTTCAATTTCAGGCGTAATGGTAGGAGGCGGATTCCCATTGAGGCGAGAGAGAATGTGAGCGCGATGTTCATAATACTTACTGCGTCCCAACTTCTTCAGGATCTGGCGAATGTCTTCCTCTGACAAATCTGCAATGTTCGTGATGCGACGCTTGCGGATTTCCAAAACAACCTCGTTCATCACATCCTCAGGAATAATTGTCGATTCCTTTGCCTGGAATTGATTCAAGATTTCGTTGAGATGATTGATCTTCTTGTACGCATAGTTATTGCGTTCCTTGGGAGGATCGCGAAACGAAGGAAAGTCTGACACCACCAATGCATACTCTTCGGAACCACATTTGGGACACACCAAAATGCCTTCCGATGAAATCTCTTCACGCGCTGTATTGCATGCCACGCAATGTTCGGTAAGTTGCGTCATGGCATCCGGTGCTGCTGCCAACTTCATGCGCTGGATGTACTCGTCAAACATCTGTTTGCGCGTAGGACCCATACATTCCTGGTTGGGAGACGCAAAGAATTTCAAAAATGTGTTGTTATCTTTGAGTGTCGCGGATGTTGCAATTGACGAACTGGAATCCTGCTTTTTGTAGTAATCGATCAGGATATCCATATTTTTCAAATAATAGTCTTCTACCGGATTGGACTGGGCAAGTTCCTTCTCAATCTCGCGTGCTCGATTTTGAAGTTGGGTTGCCTTTACGATCTCTGTCAAGTCATTCTTCGAATACAATTCCGAGATGGTTGCTCGAATTGTCTCGAGTTCTGTTCGCAACGCGTCTTGTGCAATTGAGGTGTCTTTCAGGGTTTGAATGACATCTCGGTGAACGGAATCAAGCGTCCCCGTCGTTGATCCGTTCGTTGCTGTGTCTCGTATCTTTCTCACTCGGAACACATCCATTTATAAAACTCTTCACCTGGTTCATGTAGATTGGATTTTGAAACAAACAGGGTCGTTGACGTTGGAGGGTATACATTGTCTGGTGAATTTCCATGTGAAAGTTCTTGCAAATGTATGCCAATGCCAAAAATCCACTGCGATTCATTCCTGCTTGACAGTGAACGTACACCACACCATTGCCCTGACGCAAAAATGTATGAAGGTATGCTTCGAACAACGGATACCAATCCAGAATGTTGTGATACTGTGTATCGTGGGCATTCAAACAGATATATCGGGACGGATGTTGAATTCGAAACCATTCCGGAGAATCATTGTCGTAGGCACAATTAATCACATGAGTAATTCCCTTCGTAGCCGCAAACCGTGGAGTCAACATGGCCCCGGGACCAACCAGAATGCGCATGTGAAAGTAGGCAGGCGACTGACGAAGGTAGTCGGGAATAGGAATCATTGTCTTGTTTGGGCGGGAATCTGAAAGCGTCAATGATCGCATCCAGGGACACCTCCTCCGGCAACCCCACACCATCCTGACCAATACCCTGCCTTCTTGCGGCAAGAACAGGGGGGATTCTCTGTCGCAGCAATCTTTGCAAAGTTGTCTTTTCCAAGCACAGCAATCTTCTGCATCGTACGCATGGTCCATCCATACGAAGATCCGCTGTGGGAATCGTACAACTTCATCTCGGCATGAATTCTGTCGAGGGTTGCATCCTGCGTGAACGTGAACCCAACTCCGGCAGCAGGATTAAACTCTTTCATCCATCCCCACAAATCACACTTGGTAATTGCATCATCCGCATCCTGAAGCATTGCTGCCTCATGCTCGGAGTACATCTTGCGATAATACGAACTCATTTGGGTAGTGCATTTTCGGTTGGTGAACTGAAATCCGTTTTACCCGAGAATGCCCGACAGGAAATTGTTAAGCAGATTGGTGAGAACGACCGCGGCAACACCGAGGATTGCTGCACCAGTCCAACTGACGACACCGCCGGAAGTGTACGCGTTGGGAACATACTGAAGGAGAAGGTTGCGGGGCGTCGAGAGCGAAATGATCGCACCTGCAAGGAAGATTGCGATGTACATGGTGGTATTCGAGGCAATGAAGCGAATTGCGGGGAGAGTGGGTTTGAAGGTGGGAACCATCCCGGAGTGTCCTGAATTAGGACCACTGGGCATGGGAATAATTGGAGGGGCAGACTGAGGTCCCTGGGGAGACGGGAGCAGTGCGTCAAGCGAAGTAGCGTCGTCCATTGTTTTATGTAGAAGAGGAGGTTTCGCAACGAGAATCCTCCACGCGATATTTGTAGCATTTTCCGTCGACCTTTACGATTTTGTCTACCATTTCTTTGAGGGGCAATGCTGGCGTTCGAATGGAAGCGTAATTGCGGTGAAACAACAAGACTGAGATCCCCAACCCGATGATGAATGAAAAGAATGGAGACATTCGTTCAATTGCCTTGATGACTCTGTCGCTCGTGACAAACTGCATTATCTAGAGGCAAGCAAATTCAATGACCCCGTGTCAGCAGTGCACGGCACTTCTTCAGAGACAAATCGCACACATCCCGACTCTGTATGAAACGGAGACTCGTCAAGGGGTTGAGGGAGAACCTTCACTTTGCGGGTGGGTGGAACAATGACGGTTGACAACAACATACCCACGATGGCACCAGCAACAATCCAGCGAGGTTCAAGCATTCTTATTTGGTAACGGCATATTTTTGACGAACTCCTCTGCTCCAAAGAAGATGAGTGTGATAAAGAATCCAGAATAGGGGACGAGAACGGACCCGGCAGTTGCGACATATTTGAGAGTTGTATACCCCGCCAATGCAAACGAACGCCAAGTGATGAGAATTGAGAATGCATACACAAAGACTCCCAACGCAATTCCACCGTACTTCAAAATTCCGGTCAAAATGTCCGTGAACTTCACGTCAAGGGAATATTTGGACATATCAACACTGAAAGGGGGCGCAGACGACGACGATCCCAACTTGAAGTTCTGTCCTTCGGGGATCTCAAGAAACTGTCGTTTGCCATTCTCGTCCGTATAGTTCACGACAAGACGACGTCCTTTGATTAGGTTTCCAACCGTTTGACCTTCTCGCATCTTCTCTTGAAGACGAGACTGTTCGTACTCTTGTGTCTTGAGTTGGATGCAAACATCATCGTTTGAATTTCCACACAAATTGACTGCCTTTTCCTTCGCTTCTTTTTGTTCCGCAGGAGTCAATTCGACACTCGCTCCCTTTCCAAACACAGGAACCAAACTAGAATTCACAGGAACATCGATGGATCCCTTGGATTTGATCATTTCCGCAAGGGAAGCGGTGACGTCCGTACTGCTTCGTTCGTCTCCAAAGGACGCACTTTGAATTGTAATGGGCATCGTTATTATGAAGCAAAGACGAGATTGCCGAGACCGGATACGATGCGCAAAAAGTTGATTGCCTCGACGTAGACTCCAACGTTGTAGGTGTGAGTAAAAATCACATTGTCATTGGTCTGGACAACAGACAGCAACTCAGACGGGTCATACAATGAGATCTGTGCTGCGGGAACAATGGTGGGGTTGGGACTGAAGATTGTCGATTTCAAGACGCAAACAACTGTCCCTCCACCTCCAGGAGTCGATGCAGGAAGTGTCTGGGGCAGAGGTTGCTGAAGTGTCACACGAAGCGTGATCTTGTTGAATACACTTCCATTTACCGCCCCGGATGGTTGGTACTGGTCGTGATCCAGTGCAAACGAATACATGTAGACACCAGGAATTGCATGCGAATCTCCGGTTGTGTGTCGATACATCTGGAGTAGTGAGAAGTATGGAATTGGTTTGGTCTGGAATCGCTCCTTGCCATCAAACAGCAACAGACCATCAATGACCGAATCGCGGGGATAAACAGACGAAACCTGCTGCTGTCCAGACGAATACATTGCGGTAGACGGACTCGACGAAATTGCAGACCACGGTGCTCGATCTGGATTGTTCCAATTCGTATAATTGTCCCAGTCGTTTTCCAGAATCTTGTCGGATCGTTGCGACGCAAAGACAATTCGAGTGACCAGGTTGAACATTGGAATCTCAAGATCAGTGTTGCCACCAAATTGACCTTCCTTGTTGACGTATCGAACCGTCTTTACAATGACTGCCGTATCTGCCTTGGCAATCTGTTGCCACTCCGTCTCTGTGAGGTAGATGAAGTTTCCTTCGAGATATGGATCTGGGAAGAAATTTGTGAGACCGGGATTGCTCGGGACTCCTGCAACTGTGGGAGGAGACAAAAAGAGGCGCATGGCATTGTACGTTTCGTCTCCGTTTGGTTTGACGCGCTGTCCGTAGGTAGCACTGTTGGGATTGACATCAACGACCGTGTACAAATCGTTTAGGTTTCGCAGAGTCACGTTGATATAGACCTCGGAATTCTGCAGTGCTGCCAACGGCAGTGCGAGTCCAGGATTCTCTGAGAACCAAAAATGAAGAGGAATCACCAACTGGCGACCACGAATGCTTGGTTCCGGAACGGTTGTCATGGGCATTGCGGAGGGAGTTGACGCGGGAGTGATTGCATGAGGGTACTGTCCCTGTCGGTCATACGCATTTGCCGGATCATACAACTCGGGAACGTTGCCAACCATTTGGTCGACAATGAGTCGCTTGTTGCGGTCGTGCATAAGGTACGAGTAGAACTTCAACCATTCCCCGCGAAGGCGCTGGATCACCTGTCCATTCATGACCAGATCCACATGATCAATGATATTGTACCCAATGTTCTTGATCCACTGGAACTCGAATCCAATTGAGTTCGATGCTACCGCAGACGCACCATATCCAGGTGGTAGCGTTCCAACACTGCGGAGAGGAGACCAGATATCGGGGAGAGTCAAAATGAGGTAGGTGTCGTGAAGCAACTGCGCGTAGCGGTCAATGCGGCACGAAATAGTTCGAGTTCCGGTTGTTGAAAGTTCCAAATTGGAAGTTGTGAAGGTCATACGAATGGACTCCATCGAAAAATTCGTATGACGCCGATAGACTGCTCGAAAATGAGTCATGGAAGGATTTCCATTGACCAATTCATTTTGAGCACCCACGCCCACGAGTTGAAGTAAGCCTCCAGGCATCTTTGTATTAAGGAATGTGAATTCTTTAACTCTCTTCTATACGATTACGTAATCACTGAAGTGGCGCGAATACCAATCGGGCGGAGTGCCTGAATGGAGAGAACGTCCTTCGTGTTCACAGTCTGGAAGGTTCCGGGGGCACCCGTCGAAGTCGAGCAATTCGAGCAAAAGTTCATGTACGTAGGACCCACTGCCGGAGCATCACCCCAAGCTCCAATCACGGGAGTATCCGTCCTGAACCGTGTCGTCGAGTTGTTTGCAACAATACTCAACCACAACGAGTTCGTCTTGTCCTTCTGTTCGGGGGGAGTTGTGTAGTAGAGTGCCGACTGGACTCGGCGCTTGTAACGAGTCAAATAATCCTGTGCGGAATTCACCTGCATTGTTCTACATCAAGAAGGATTTATAGACGAGACCCAAGAAAGAGTCAATGAGGTTTGTCCTCGTAAGCACACACACGGATCAGACAACCGGATACGCAAAGGTTGCCTACAATCTTCTCAAGCAACTCGCAACGCTTGTTCCCAAGGTCAAAGTCTATCACTTTGGATTTCAGCGCCATCCCCAGGCACCCGGATTTCGCAAAGCACCGGAAGGAATCATTCAGTACGATGCTGCTGCAAACGAGGATCCCAAGGAGGAGGGATTTGGATTCAACAAGATTCGCGAGTATCTCGAGATGGTCAACCCCGATGTCGTTATGATCTACAATGATCCGCTCATCATCTACAAGTTTCTCGACGCGATGAAATACGACAAGAACTCATCGCCCTACAAACTCTGGGCGTATGTCGACCAGGTCTACGAGGGAATCGCCCAACCACTAATGGACAAGATTCGTGACACAGTCGATCGTGTCTATGCGTTTACGGACATCTGGAAGCAGAAACTCGATCAGTATGGAAATTTCTCGGATGTTCGCATCCTTGAACATGCAGTCGACACTACAATGTTCAGTCGCCTTCCCGCAGATGTTCGTATGTCGGTTCGCAAAAACATCGGTCTCCCCCCCGACTCGATTGCCTTTCTCAATATGAACCGCAACAGTCAGCGCAAGCGCCTGGATGTAACTGTCTCGGCGTTTGTTCGCCTCCTTGCAAAGAATCCTACCAAACCGTATTACCTCGTGGTTGCTACAAACCTATCTCCGCAGTCGGGTGCATATTATGATGTTCCTCGCATCTTTACTCGCGAACTTGGACTCGCAAACCTCCCCCAACATCTCTACACTCGTCTCATCCTCATTGATACCGCTCCTCCCAACTTGATTGCAGATGAGGGCGTGAATCAGTTGTACAATGCCATCGACATTGGAATCAACACCTCTGATGGAGAGGGATATGGACTCTGTCAACTGGAGCACATGTACACGGGTGCACCCCAGGTTGTTGTCGACATTGGAAGTTATCGCTCATTCATGAATGAGTCTGTTGCGACATTTGTGTCTCCCAATCACACCGATTACTTTCCGGGTTCAATGCCGCTTGGTGGATGGTCGCTGTCTGCACACCCCGATGCCGTTGCTGTAGCAATGGAGAACACGATTGCGAGACTGCCCGAGATGAAGGAAACCCTACAGTCCATGAAGTTCAAGTCGTGGGCAGAGATTTGCGACGAGTTCCTTGAGGATGTTCTGTCCGCTTAAGGAATTTCCCACTGGACTTGGGTGGGCGTTGTTAAGAATCCTACGCGCAATAAGCGCTGATTGTCTTCAAATGCAGGACCATCATACAATTCCTTGGTCTTGGGATCGAACAAAAACACCATCCCTTTGATGGACACGCGCTGGAGCAGACGTTTGCGCTTGGTCATGTTGCGCAGATAGGTCAAATCAGTATCGTCCGTCTTGACACTGGGTTTGTACGCAAGGTCTTCTCCGGTTGCCGTACTATCGAATCGCATACACGTGACCACTGGAGTCTCGCGACTGTGGAGTTTGCGATGCACTTCGCAATCCACTGCTGCCTGTTTTAGCAGCGTTGCCAGGCGCTTGTTGGTCGTGTCCTTTTCATACGAGACTTCGTAGAGGTATTCATCGGTGGTCATGAACACTTCCTGCGGGTCTCCTTCATATCGTTTTGTTGCCATGTCCGATCGACGGACCAACACAACGTTATTCGAACCCTCGGTGGACTTTGCCTGTTCGTCGGTAAAGACACTCACATAGAAACTCACACGAACCGTTCGCTGATCCTGAGGCAGTGCCGCATGGGAACAAATACGAACTGCACGACCAATGACCTGATCGTGGCGAGCAGGATTCCAGTGGGGTTCCATGATATGGACACGACGCACATTCAGCAGGGTAATTCCTTCTGCGCCTGCGGAGGATGCCATGACCAAACACAGGATCTTCTTGCCACGCGCTTCAACTGATGCCTTGAGACTTGCGGGGAAATCGCGACTGTAACTTCCATTGAAAATCTGGCGCATGTATTCGCGAACCTGCGCATCATCCTTGCCCTTGGATCCCGCATAAAAGGCATAGGCAGGTTTGTCGGAACTCATTGATGGATCCTCCACCCATTGGTTGTTCTCCTTGACCAACTTGTACTGTTGCCATCCATTGGCATCCAGAATGGCACTGAGAACTCCAAGTCCTTCGAGTTCACGATACTGGGAATACACGAACTGATTGTTCCAATTGTCCTTGTCGCCCATCGACTCCTTGAGGTTTGCCAAAATGCGTTTCATCTTGGGACTGAAGGTTTCTAGCGCCTTCTCGGACAGAAAGCGTTTGGGATCTGCACGCAATGTGTTGAGGATCTTCTCCTTTTCAGGCACATTGTCTTCTGTCTCTGCATCCTCATCGTCTTTGCGCAGATCGGGAGGAATCGCGTAGTTGCATGCCAATCGAGAATTTACGCGAAACGTTTTGGACTCTTCGTCGGTGGATGCGCGTGTAATTTTGCGCTTGTTCATCTGGATTTCCTTGAATCGAACGGCGAGGTAGTGATTGAACTGTTCTGTCGACATGGGCACTTTTTCCAGCATCTTCTCAGTATCAATGACCTTGGGAAGCATACGTTCATCGGCGCCCTTGAAATAGGAGACCAACCCCTGAATACGACGTGCCAAAAGTCCTGGGTTCTTGATCTGGAGTCCGTCCAAGAACAACGATGCAAATTCATCATAATCGCTAGGCAGACATTCAAGTTTCTCAACAGTCACACGTTCGGTTGCGAGTTCTGCACCTCCCACGTCCATCTCAAACTTTGATTTCCAGGCGGCAACCCAATCGGGTGCCAATGCAGGATATGGTAAGTCCTTCACATACTGAACCGCAATGCGATCACCCTTGTCGTTGTAAACGCTGCGGAAGTTGGGAGGATTGCGAGTGACCAATATGTACTTTTTGATGGTGTTGAACTCGACGGTGTCCAAATCCGGGACATTGCGAAGAACACTCGTCATTTTCTCTTCGTCCCATGTAGGAATGGATTTGATGGGAACCACGATGCGCTCAATGGGTCCTCGAAGCAGATTCATGAGAAATGCGAGTTCATTCGCGCGGTTAATGACTGGTGTGCCGGAGAGGGCAACGATCTTGCAGTTGGTGGCGTTGTAGAGAAGATCGTAGAGTTTGTAGGCAATGTCAGACTTGTTCACGATGCGCGAGATGAAGTTGTGAACCTCATCAATGATGACCGTGTTGTTCGAATATGGATTTGATCCGTCTGGGGGGACATATTTGTCAATGTTTCCCGACGACAACCCATTGTAGCGGATAAAGGTGAAGCGCTGTTGGAGAACGTCATCAAACTGTGCAGTCACGATGTCTTGGGCAGACTTGGGAAGTTTCTTAAAATTGGGTTCCTCTCCGGGGACAGTTGTGAAAAAGAGATTGTGGCGGTCCAAGAATCCATCGGAGATTCCCAGACGAGTTGCCATTGCGCGCGTCTCTTCATTCAAGGACTGCTGGCGCCAGTGATGGTCGTACATGTAAAGAGGTGCACCACACGTGAGGAGTTCTCCGCGATAGTTTTCTTCAAGTGACGCCGGCAACATAACAACAATCTTGCGGTCTGTCATGAGAGACTCTCCAACCGCGATGGATGAACAGGTTTTGCCGGATCCCAGACCATGATACAACAACAGTCCGCGATACGGAGTCTCTGCCGCGAGATAATCGCGAACAATGCGCTGATGAGGAAGCAACTCGCGCGCCCCCGAGTCTCGTTTCAAGCAAAGATCTACATCCTTGTCTTCTTGGGTCACAGCAGGTGTTTGGTATTTCAAAAACAGTCTGGCAACTGCATCCGCAAATGCCTTCCGATTTGGAAGAACGTAGGGTCGAGCCATTGTTTTTCGCTGCGATTTGATAATGGGAACAGTGACACGAAAAACATATCGCACAACAATGGTTACAATTTATCTCTTTCTGATGGCAGCGTTCCTTTACGTCAAACCGAGTATAGCGTTTGGACGGGAAGGACGGATTCGCCCATTTGGAACCCAGGACCGCGAGGCAACTGTGTTCCCATTGTGGTGGTGGATTTTTGTAATTTCAGTTGTGTCGTACATGACGACGGTCTATCTTGCGGGATTCAAGATTTAACGACGACGAGAAACCTTGCGGGACTTGCGCGACTTGCGGGACCCCCTGCGAGACCTGCGACGACCCTGACCAGTTGCCGGAGCATTCATTGCCGCAGAATTCCATCCGGTTCCACTTGGTTCGTTGGAAAATCCAGGAGTCGCAGTGGAGGCGGGAGGGGCAGCAGGAGGAGGCATGCGGGGACCAACAACCTCACCCTCCTCGCGCTCTCCGCGCGCACTCTCAACACGTCCAATCGGTTCCTGTCCTCCGCGGCGCGATGCTTTCCTTGAATGACGAGGCATTTATTATTGTGTCTCAAAAGTTTCTATGATCGATTGAAGATTTTGAAGCATATGAAGGCGCTCAATATGGTGTGGACGGATCAACGCCTCTGCTTCTATGAATGTTTTCCATCCAATTCCAGAGATTTCTCGGCGTTGCATGGCAGTGAATTTCTGTCGGAGGTCCACGAGGTTGGGTTGTTTGAGCAACGCGATGTAATAGAGGTGTCGATACCGAATATTGTTGAGTCCGGTAAAGGTCTCTTCGAGAATGATGTTGTTCAATACCGAATATGCCTCGCGAGGAATGTTGGTCTCTTCTTGAAACTCTCGAATTGCACATGCCATATCGCTTTCTCCTCGCATTCGACGACCTTTGGGAAACCCCCATTCAGGTTCCGTGTACTCCGACAAGTTTTGTTTCATAAGACCGACTCGATCTAGCGAATAAAACCGGTCTCGCGATGCGATATACTCGGGTGAAGTTCGATCATCTCCCCAGAGCATTTTCCACAAAACTTCAAATGGTTCTGAAGCGACGAGTGCCTGTTCTTTCAGCGTCATGTTCTTGATCAGTGTGCCAACATACGCAAGATCTGTTGGGTCATATTTGCCTCGCATAAACTCTGCAAAACTCATGCTGTCTTTTCGTCGAATCATTAAGATTGATGTTGACACGGCATTGACGGGAAGAATTGGACGATCAAGAAGAAGAATGCCGCATGAAAGAATTGGATCTCGACACATGCGAAAGAGATGACCTTTTCCGCCACAGTTGTTGCAAAACATGCTTGATGTTTGTTGCGGACCAGGTGTCCGTTTTTCCATTGCTTATTGGTAGCGTTTCTCAAGAAAGTTCCTTCCTTAACATAAATGGGACTGTTTGGTTCAAAACCGCAACCCCCCCCTGTCTATGGATTGGTTCCCGGATACTCGGCACCTGCGCCGATTCCGTCGGGTTCAGGAGGAGGCATTGGGAGAACAATTCTAACGGTCGTTGGTGCCGCGGCACTGTTGATTTTCGGCGTCGTGATCTACAACTATTTCAGGCGAAAGAGTGGACTGCCTGAAATTTCACTGGGTCGCACAGATACGTCGAGCGGAGACAAAACGCCTTCCCCTGTCGATGGCAAAACAAAGAAAGTGATTCCCGCAGGCGAAGTGCCCACGGGAGCAGGGGTTGACAATGCCATGCAGTTTTGGATGTTTATTGGCGACTGGGATTACAAATTCTCGCAGACCAAACCGGTCGTGAAGCGCCTGCTTTCTGGAACAGGCACTGCGGCAGGGACAGACATTACGCTCCATCCCACGGACAACAGTCTCCAGGTCAGCGTTGCAATTTACCCCAACAGTCCAGATGCTGGATCAGCAACTGCTCCTACGGCAAGCAGCACAGGAGACTCCTTCACGTGCACTGTTGAGAATGTTCCTCTCCAGACTTGGTTTTCTGTCTCAGTTGTTGTGTTCCAGCGCAACCTCGACATTTATCTCAATGGACGCCTCGTGAAGTCTTGCGTTCTTCCCGGAATTCCCAAACCGGCCGTTGGTGATGTTGTGATTGGTGATGCGGGAGGATTCTCTGGTTCGGTGTGCAATTTCCACAGTTATCCCAATATGCTGGGACCCGAAGATGCCAAGGCATTCTTTGCAGCAGGTACAAATTGCAATGCACCCACTCCCACGAAACAGGCGCCCGTTGACCCGAATTCAACGTTCGTGACACTCTTTGGATATACGTTCCGTTTCAGCACTCTCGATAAAACTGGAAAGGAATTAAGCAGTTACACCTTCTAAAGGACAATGCGAATCCTTCTTAAATGCCCAACTCGAACTCGTCCTCGCAAGGTCACGGAGACACTTGCGTCCTATATTCGTCTTGCCGCACGCCCCGATCTTCTTGGAATTGCGGTGTCATGTGACACGGATGATGCGACAATGACAAATCCCACTGAACTTCAGTCGGTTTTGTCACGATGTGCTTGGAACCGGATCTTTTACGCTCCAAACAAGACGAAGATTCAAGCATGCAATGCCAACATGAAAGAAATTGACTGGGACTGGGATATCGTGGTGTTGGTGTCAGATGATATGATTCCTCGCATTCGTGGTTATGATGAAATTATTCGCAACCACATGATTGCTCGATTTCCGGATCGCAATGGAATTCTCTGGTTCAACGATGGACATCAGGAGAATCGGTTGAACACTCTTTCGATTTTTGGACGTCGGTTTTACGAAGACCAGGGATATCTTTACAACCCCGAATACAAGAGTCTTTTTTGTGATACAGAACTCACAGATCAGTGCCGAAATGAATACAAGGACAAATGTTTGTACGTCCCCTATTGTATCATTCGTCACGAGCATCCCGGAACAGGATATGCGCAGAACATGGACAATCTCTATCAGGTCAATCAGCGGTATTGGAACGAAGATATGTACACTTACATCCGTCGCAAGACCTATGCATATGACTGGTCTGTTCTTATTCCCACCATTCCCGGCCGCGAGGAATCATTGAAGCGTCTTCTCGAATCCATTCGTGAAAAGGTTGCTCGCATTGCCCCCCATCTTCGTGTCGAGTACTGCATCAAGTTCGACAACAAAGAGATGAGTGTTGGACTCAAGCGCGAAGATTTACTCCAGAATGCAAAGGGGAAATACATGGCATTCATCGATGATGATGACATGATTGCGGACGAATATATCGAGGATCTTGTAGAAACCATTCGCGGATCGTATCCAGTAATGCGTCTTCGAGGACAGATTCAGCAGTTCACATTCACGCATAGTTTGGAGAATCGGTTGGACGGACCAATGGCACGTGACGGTGTGTTCCTTCGTCCTCCCAACCATTTGAATCCCACGATGACCGATGTTGCCAAACTGATTCATTTCAAAGACTCTCTGCGTGGTGAAGATTTGGATTGGACCATTCGAATGGCACGTGCTGGGTTTTTGACAAATGAATATCGTTCGGATCCTGCCCGAATCCATTACATTTACAATATGGGAGATCGCAGGGTTGATCCAGGAACTCTTGAACGTCAAAAGACGACATCATACGAAACAATGTTGAAAATGGTGTGGACACCGGGAGGTGCACGTGCTCCAGACGCCATTCAACCCGACACATCACGTATTCCTGTTTTACGTCTTGGATCACACGGGTTTGTTTCTAAATAAAAGACAATGAACCTTCTTCCCATTTTGGTCATATTGGGGATTGTTGGACTCGGGATATATCTTTGGTTCTCTGGTCCGCCCCAGACCGATGCCAGCACAATCATAAGCATGCCGCAGTCCGGTATGGTGAAAACCTCAGTGAACTACGCCCTTCCTCTCTCGTTTAATGAACCGGAGGGTCTCACGTATTCCTACAGCATGTGGTTGCTCATCCGCGATTTCACGACTGGATATGGCACTCGCCGCCCTATTTTGGTGAAAGGAGATTCTCCTGGAATTTACTTGGACTCGACGTCCAACTCGCTCGTGGTCGCAATTAAGACGTACGGAACAACAGAAACCGTTCTTATTCCAAACATCCCTGCAATGAAGTGGATTCACCTCGCAGTCGTCGTGAATCAGTATGCGGTCGATGTGTACGTGAATGGAACGTTGCGCCAACACCACACACTCACGCAGTTGCCAGACCAGACAACCGATCCGGTTGTGATTGGTCCGGGATGGAATGGACTCATTGGACGCGCACTCTATTATCCCCGCTCACTTTCGTACTCCGAGATCCACGAGATGGCAAGTGCAGAACCGCCTCCTTACAATGAAACCGTGATTGGCAAGAACAATTACTTTGACATCACGTGGTACACTGGGCGTTTAAATTCTTCGTAACCAGTAAATGAGCGCCGGAGGTCAACGTGGAATTGATATCTCTGGAGTCGGTGGAATTCGACTTCAAAATACAAGCGATGTTGTGTATCGCAGACGAACTCAACTCGTGTTCCAGACGTTTGCGTCTACAACTGGAGCGAATGCATATGCTAACGAAACTCCAAATGCATATGGATCGTACATTGACTTTTTAGTGGGACGCAAGGAATCTGGGCGCCGCGATATCTCACTTGGCGTTGTATCTGATTGTTCGCTGTGCACTGGATTGCCCTTCCAGTACACCGAAGTTAGGAACTTCCGGTCCTAGACTTGCGAGTCTTGCGAAGCGACTCACGAAGTCGTTTGCGCTCTGTAACAGACGCACGCGGATTGTACGTAAAAAAGTATCGCAAAAAGTCCGTTGATTGTTTGTTTTTGGAGAGTTTTTCATACAAGGTTGCCTTTTCCTTGCGCATATCCACAAGGGTTTCTTGTTTTCCTAAACAATCAATGGGAGTCAACAGTTCAAACCTCCGCTTTGGTTTGTGATCTGCCAAATCCATTAATCGTTGGGCAATACAGAGAAGATTCTCTATATTGCCTTTTTGAGCATTCGAATAAAGATACGCGAAAAAGAACTGAAGAATCGTGGGGATGCTTGCAACGCGATATCCTCCCGGAACTTTGTGATAACTGTGGCATGCCGTTGTCTCGTACAGGCGAATGTGCCGACTTCCATCGGGTTCCACAATATCATATCGAGGTGCCAATATTTCTGTGCCTTCGTGGACCTTGACTTTCTTCCCCTTTGTGATCTTTTCAATTGTTTCTTTCGTTCCCAGCAACATCACAGGAGTTGTCCATTCCTTGCGCAAGTGAGTTTCTGCTGCCGTGACTCCAAGCAGGACAACGTCTTCGGTAAGAAGAAGTCTTCGAACTTCCTTCTTTATCTCTGCTGTCACTTTGGAATGTGTTTTTGTTTCGTCCGGATTGCAGACAATAGGATATTCCTTGTTGAGGAGTTGAAGGCGCTGATAGATCTTCTTCCAACGAGAAACATCACCGCGGGGACGAGACAACTCGAGGTACATCGACATACGCAAAAAGTTTGGAGACACATAGTGAATTCCGCCCCGAGTGACGTTCTCTTCCCACAGTCGCTTGAATAGGTCTTCGTCCAATTGGGTGATGTCGGCAACCCCCTCAAAGTCCGCAAACACCTTGAATGTTCCCAAATGAATTCCCGGTTTCACTTCGACATTCTGGACACCTGCTGCTGCTAACTTGTTCGCCACAAACATGGCGTGCTCCTGGGGAGTCTCGCTAAAAAAATCATAATCGGGGATGTCTCGCACGGGGTCATAGAATCGGTCTTTCTCGGGGAGCAGATTGTTAATTGCAGTCCCGCCGTAGCATAGCACGCGGTGATTCTTCAGAAACTCCTCGACGATGCGGAGCGATGTTCGAACAAGGGGGTCGGACGCCGCCCGCTTATCGTTTTCAAATTCAAGGGTCTCGATGACTCGTTCGAGTTCTTCCATTGTCTTAACAACCAGAAAACGAAAATCGGCGAGTTTTTCTCCAACCAACCAGCAAGGATGCCTCGGAAATACAATCTCCGCAAACGTGACACCACTGTGAAGTGGATCGAGGATGATACCTTAAAAGAGACCGAAGATGAGTCCGAATCTGAGGATGAGGACTACGAACCTCCCACCGAAGAGGAGGAGTCAGAGGAGGTCTCTCTTGATGAAGAGGATAACGAAGATGACGAAGAAGAGGAAGAAGACGATTCTCCTCAGCAGTCCATTCGTGTCCCCGTGTCCAAACACGGATATGTAAAAATTGAAATTGACAACCGCCCTGTGCGTAACAATCAAATTGAGTTTCTGGATGATGATGAAGGGGATGACGAAGATGCCGATGACGAGGGCGACGATGCGGATGGATTTCTGGGATATCTCATGAACAAATATGTCCCGTCTCGCAAACTCAAGAAATCAAAGAAGGCAAAGGACGATGAGGACGATGAACCGGCATTGGAACTGAATGACGAGGAACAGGAGTATTATGATGAACTCTCCAAATCCAAACAGAAAAAGGTGAACAAGCAGATGAAGCAGTTGGCAACTCTTGTCAAGGATGGAGATGTTCCCTACAAGTTCCGCATTCTCGAACTTCCAATTCCAGACATGGTCAAGGCAACTGTGATCAAGAAACTTGATATGCTTGACAAGATTGAGATGGATGGAGAGAACTACAAACTTCGTGCTTGGGTGGAGGGATTTCTTCGCATTCCCTTTGGAAAGCACGTTCCTCTCCCAGTCAAACTGGATGATGGACCCAAACCATGCGCAGAGTTTCTTGCCGATACGCGCAAGACGTTGGACGCTGCCGTCTACGGAATGCATTCTGCCAAGACGCAGGTAATGCAGATTCTTGCGCAGTGGATTTCCAATCCCGCATCGGTTGGCAATGTGGTTGCGCTAAAAGGACCGATGGGTGTTGGCAAAACATCCTTCGCCAATCATGGAGTTGCAAAGGTTCTTAAGCGTCCGTTTGAGTTCTTCAGTTTGGGAGGAGCGTCGGATGCTGCAAACTTCGTGGGACATTCCTTCACCTACGAAGGATCAACATGGGGACGTGTAGTCGACAGTCTTATGCGTGCCCAGTGCATGAACCCAGTGATGTACTTTGACGAATTGGACAAGATTTCGGAGACACCTCAGGGACAGGAGATTGTGAGCATGCTCATTCACATGACTGACCGGTCGCAGAATACACAGTTCCACGATCGATATTTCGCAGGGATGGACTTTGACTTGTCGCAGTGTCTCTTTGTCTTCTCCTTCAACGATGAATCGAAGGTTCATCCAATTCTTAAAGACCGCATGCATGTGATTCATTGCTCTGGGTACACTGCTGATGAGAAGAAGATCATTCTCACCCAGTATGTCTGGCCACAGATTCTGGATCGCATCAAGATGGACGGACTCACCATCTCTGACGAGGCAATCAAGTTCCTCATTGCCGAGTATTCAAAGGACGAAGAAGGCGTTCGCACACTGATGCGCGCTGTTGAAACACTCGTGACTCGAATCAATCTTCTCCGGATTGCGGATGAAGAGACTGCCAAATCCTACAAATTCTACACCAAAATCACACTGCCTCTTACAATCGACACCGATCTTGCCAAACTCATTCTGGAGGATATGTCGACGAAACCCAATGAGTCATGGCGTCACCTTTACACGTAATTGGTTCTAGGAAAGCATAATGAAGGTGTTCTCCTTCTGTTTGTATGGATCAGAATCCAATTACTACACAGGACTGTTGGAAAACTTGGATATTATTCAAACCTTTTTTCCCGATTTTGATGTTGTTGTCCACAAGGGAATTTGCGATCCGTCGTGGACAATTCCAGACTGGGTTGAAGTTGTTGAAACGGGAAAAGAAGGTCCCATCAATACAGTCTATCGCTATCGTGCGATGGGATCCTATGAAATTGGATTCGTGCGAGACACCGATTCTCGTATCACAGAACGCGATCGTTGGTGTATCAATGAATTTTTGAAGTCCCCCAAGTCTTACCATATTATTCGCGACCATGTTTGGCACAAATCGAAAATCATGGCAGGAATGTTTGGATGGAAGAAACCGATTGTGCTGGAACTTCCTCTAGACTCTGAAGCGTCCTATGGAATTGATGAGGCGGTGATTGCAGAGCAACTCTATCCTCGGATTGTTGCAGATGCCCTTGTTCATACGAATATCTGTGCATTCCTTCATGAGTACTCGGAACGAATTCAAATTCCTATGATCGATTCGATGGATTTCGTTGGCAATGTGATCTGGAATGGTCGTCCTCGGTTCGTCTACATGATTGATCCTGTCGAACAAATCAAAGTTGCGCAGTCGCAAGACCAATTTGGACTGATGCAGTATTTGAGCGAACAGATCGATCCGTTGGAGATTCCCTATGAAAAGCGGTCTTCTTTTTACGACTCTGCCTTTATCGCAAACTACTACTTGGGAGACATCGCTA